CTGGCAACACCGCTGCTGGTTTCGACCCAGTTCTGATCTCCCTGATCAGACGCTCTATGCCTAACCTGGTCGCTTATGACCTCGCAGGCGTTCAGCCAATGTCTGGTCCTACTGGACTGATCTTCGCAATGCGCTCGAAGTACACCTCTCAAGGTGGAGACGAGGCACTGTTCAACGAAGCAGATACTGCATTCTCAGGTCAACCTAAGGGTCTCGACGACGCAAACGGATTCAGCGGCGCTGCTGCTGGTATGGGTACTACTGCACAAGCAGGAAGCAATCCTTCCGTTCTCAACCCAACCGCTTCTGCAGATAAGACTGCATACAACGTTGGTCAGGGTCTGCGTACCGATTCTGCTGAAGGTCTGGATGGCACTGGTGATGACGCATTCAACCAGATGGCATTCTCGATCGAGAAGGTCACTGTAACTGCTAAGTCCCGTGCGCTGAAAGCTGAGTACAGCCTCGAGCTTGCTCAAGACCTTAAGGCAATCCATGGTCTGAACGCTGAAGCGGAACTCGCCAACATTCTCTCCACTGAGATTCTGGCTGAGATCAACCGCGAAGTCATCAGAACCATCTATAAGGTTGCTGAGCAAGGTGCTGTTTCTAACACCGCTACTGCTGGTGTATTCGACCTCGACATCGACTCCAACGGTCGCTGGTCTGTTGAGAAGTTCAAGGGTCTCCTGTTCCAAATCGAGCGTGATGCAAACGCAATCGCACAAAGAACTCGTCGCGGAAAGG